CTTGAAAGTTTTTAAAGATGAAGAAGATGTGTCAAAGAAATTCGATGAATCTGGTCAATTAACACCAGATTCAGAAACTTTGTATAATATTTTGCATAATATTGAAAATAGTGATTGACATTTTTTTATATTGTTATATAATAGTATTTGAACCTGTAAAAGTGAGAGAATACTATGTTAAAAAAATTATTCAAAGTTTCCATTACCACATTTTTGCTCTCTTCTGTCATAGGATGTTACGGATCTTTGGAATTAACTGGAGTTTCCGTAAGTACCTACGAGCAAAATAATACTGTCAATAATGAAAATAATAATCAAATAACTTCAGATAGTATAAAACCACCAATCCCACCACATAGCCTACAAGAAAAATCTGATACAGAATTCACAGAAATTATTATAAAAGAAAAACCTAAACCTCCTCCTCCAAAAATAGGTGTTCTCGACCAATTACGTACTTTTGAGGAAATAAAAAATTATTTTTATTATTTTGAACCTCAAGGTTTACCTGACTATTATATAAAGAAAGGGGAAAAGACAGGTGATTGGTCACATTTCAAAGGTCATAAGCGTCTTATGTGTATGTTGGTTACAGAAACATGTTATCTTATACATAGGGAATTCGAACAAAATAGACCAGCACCGATTAGAAGAGGCGTTCTAGAATGGATCAATGATCCTGATAATAGGGAAATTTGTAAAATTAATTTTGAAAGAGCAGATACATTAAAAAAGTGTTCAATGGCAACTGAAATTGTTGAATAATCATATCTGATAAATATAAAGAGAATTCTATATTTATTTAAGGATAAACATTAATGTTAACGTTCAAACAGTTTTTAATTGAAAATACAGGTGCTAACAAACATCTTGAGCATATCGAAGATGAAATGTTGAATTCTGGATTTGATGGTTTGAGAAATGCCATAGAATATATGATTGGTATTTCCAAATCTATGAGTGGATATGATAAAGGAATTACAGTTACAACAAAATGGGACGGTGCTCCTGCTGTAATTGCCGGTAGAGATCCTGAAACTGATAAATTTTTTGTGGCCACTAAGCATGGTGCAACTGCAAAAAATATGAAATTGAATTTTACAGATGAGGATATTGACAAAAATCATCCTGGAGAAGGTTTAAATAAAAAGTTAAAAACTTGTTTGAAGGAATTAAAAAAATTAAATTTAGATGGTGTATATCAAGGCGATTTATTATATTCTGAAACACAAGATAAAAAAATTGAAACTATTGACGGAGTTAAATATCTAACATTTACTCCAAATACTATAACATATGCTATACCATTTGGTTCTAATTTATTCAATAAAATAAAAAATAGTAAAGTAGGAATAGTTTGGCATACTAAATATTATGGTAATGGACCAGTAAATCAAATGAATGCAAATTTTGATTTAGGTAAAAATTTCTCTACTGAAAATAAATCGGTATGGTCCAGAACCGCTGAATTTGAATATGCTGGAGGTATTGCATCATTTAAAAAAGATGAGCAGGAATTATTTAAAAAGATATTAACATCCTTGGGTAAAATTTTTAGAAAATTAGATAAAAATGTTTTAAATTTTATATTTAATAATGCTGATGTAAATATACAAATTAAAACATATTTTAATAGTAAAATTAGAGAAGGTAAATCTATTGGTAATAGTGATAAACATGTTTTAGGATTAATTCAGTATTTAAAAGATAAATTAAATTCTAAAGTTCAGTCACTAAAAACTGAAAAAGGAAGACAATCAAAAATTGAAAAAAATGAAGAATTTTTAAAGTTTTTTAGAGAAAATAAAGCGCAATTATCAATGATTTTTGATACACAGAAATTGATAATTGCTGCTAAAAACATTTTAATTAAAAAGATGCAATCTATTGAAAGTTCTGAAAAAACTTTTGTTAAAACATCTGATGGTTATAAAGTTACGAATCCTGAAGGATTTGTTGCATACCATATAGATAAAGGAGCATTAAAATTAGTAGACCGTTTAGAATTTTCTAAACAAAATTTTACAATTAATAAAAGCTGGTAAAAAACATGCAAAAAGAACAAGAAATATTAAATAGTGTCCGAGAAAAACTCTTAGATGTTATGATTAATGAAAATGTTGACACTAGACTTAAAAAGTTGGCAACGGCTGGTTTGATAGATGATTCGGAATATTCAAAATTTATGAAATTGATTAAAATTTTAGATCAAGAAAAACCTGTGCCTAAGGAATTAATCAGTATGGTTGTCGATATTTACGATAAGTTGATTGGTTATCTAACAAAAGATAAAACAATTTTCAATTTATTAGTACAAAAGTTAAAGTCTGATACTGATAAAAGAATAAAAGAAGAAAAAGAATATTTTGAAAGTCAGAAAAATGCTTTTGAAAGAAAATATAAAGTTTTTGAGCATAATAACTCTTTATATTATATTAATGATGAGGAAAAAATGACAAAATATGATGATGAATCGATCCATCAATTTATAAAGAGTAAAAAGGAGCGAAATGTTACAGTCTGAAAATTCTCTAATCGACAGACTACAAGAATCTATGATGTCGATAATGTTACATGAAGGAACGTCTGAAAGAGCAAAAAAGCTTGCCAATGCTGGGTTGATTGATAAGTCTGATTATTCTAAATTTGTGAAATTAATGGCTGATATGGAAAATGGTAGTACATTATCACCCATGCAAAAGATGTTAATTTTAAAAATGTTTGATAAATTGTTAGATTTAGTTATGAGTGATAGAGTCATTTATCAGAAAATATTGAAAAAAGTAAAGGAAGATAATTCATCTAGAAATTTAAGAGAAAAAGAAACATTTGAATCTTTACACACAATAGTTGAAAAAGATGATAAAAAATATTTTGTAAATGAGGAAGATGAACTAGAACTTTATACTGATAAGTCTATAAAAGAATTTATAAATAAAAATAAACAATATAAACACTTATGAAATATTTAAAAAATTTTATTACTGAAGCAAAACAAGGTAAAACTGCAGTAATTACTTATGGTAGAATGAATCCACCTACCGTAGGTCATGTCAAATTAGGATTAAAAATACAATTAGAATCTAAAAAAAGAAAAGCAGATTCTTTTATATTTTTATCTCCTAGTCAAAATGCTAAAAAAGATCCTTTAAGTCCTGAAAGAAAAAAATATTATGCTCAAAAAGTTTTTGGTAAAAATATTACCGTTGAAATTAAGCCAAATATTTTTACAGCACTGTCTCACATTTACGAAAAAGGATATAGAAATGTAGTTATTGTTGTTGGTGATGATCGAATTGATGATTTTTCAAAAACAGTGCCAAAATATAATGGTGTAAAAAGTAAACATGGTTTTTATGATTTTGAATTAATTGGTATAGAAAGTTCTGGAAAACGTGATCCGAATTCGAAAGGGGTGGAAGGAATGTCCGCATCAAAAATGCGAGAACTGGCAACTTCTGGTAATTTCGAAGAATTTAAAAATGCCATGATTTCTAATGATAAAGATAGAAAATCAATTTTAAGCGATAACGATGTAAAATCATTATATAATGAATTACGAAAAGCGATGAAAGTGGAAAGTATACAACATGATAAACAACTATACAATTTATCCGAGGCAAACAAGAACACGAAGCATCATACGAAATCTGGAGCAAATAAAAAAAGTCCGGATGATCCAAGAGTGCCAGGACATCAACCAAAAAAATATGGCGCAGGACTTTCAAAATCAGAAGCGGAAAGAAGATATTCTCATTTCGAAAAGAATAAAGAAAAATCAGATAGCGATCCTGATGCTTATAAACCAGCACCCGGTGACGATGAACCAGCACCTAAACAATCAAAGTATACAAAGAAATATAAACAAATGTATGGTGAAGAATTTATATCAGAAGCAGAAATTGCAGGCCTTAAAAAGAAAGCAGAGAAATCAGGAGTTTCATACGGTATCTTAAAGAAAGTGTGGAATCGTGGCATAGCAGCCTGGAAAGGAGGTCACAGACCAGGTACAACTCCACAACAATGGGCATATGCTAGGGTTAATTCATTTTTAACAGGTGGTAAAACAAGAACAACTGCTGATGCTGATTTATGGGCGAAAACAAAAAAGAGCAAAACTAATGAAAGCATTGACAAATCATTCAGAGAATGGGTAGGATTAGCCGAACATGATATTTCAAGGAATAAAAATGAAAACGTTTAAAGAACTACGAGAAAATGTTGA